GCTGAAGACACAGAAGTCTCCAACGTCGTATTTGAAGACGGACTTCTATCAGTGACCCTCACAAAGGTTATTCCAGAACATCATCAGCGTAAAGAGTATCTCTAAATAGTAGAGTATCGTCGTCGCATAGACAGCGGGGTAACTGGCAAAATCCAGTTGACACCCCGCTTTTTTATTGGTATAATTAAACTAGGAAATTATAAAAAAAATGACCGTAAAACTTTTACTTCTGAAATCTGGGGAAGATATTGTCGCAGATGTTCAGGAAATGATTGTGGATGAAAAGGTAGTTGGTTACTATCTCAAGTATCCTTGTAGAGCAAAACTTGTTGCTGATATGAGTCAATCGGATGGAAATAATAAAGTGCCATCCAAAATTCAACTTCAACCATGGATTCCATTGAGTTCCGATAAAGTAGTTCCTCTCGTATCCGACTGGGTAATTACTATTACCGAACCAGTGAATCAATTAAAAACAATGTATCAAGACGGAGTAGACCAGTATGAAGCTAGAGAATCTGAAAGTGCTAGTTCTAATGAATCAACAAATTCTGTTAGCACAGATTGAAGAAGTAACCTGTGAACTTGGTGAACCTGACTGCAAAATGACGGAACCATTTATTTTAAGTGACGACTTGACCCTGACATTACAACCTTGGTTAATCAACATCACAAATGAAAATACCTTTATGATTCACTCGGACAAAATCTTGACGATTACGGAACCCAATAGTAAACTGAGGAACAAGTACGAGAGCCTGGTGAAGGAATGAAGTTTTACACGAACATTCAATTGGTTGGAAACAATGTTCTCGTCCGTGGTTATGAAAATGGTAAGAGTGTCATGTTCAAAGATGAGTTCCAACCAACTCTCTTTGTCAACTCTAACCGAGAGTCAAAGTATAAAACACTAGAGGGAGATAATCTAGAACCCATTATTCCGGGTTCTATTCGTGACTGTAGAGAGTTCTACAAGAAGTATGATGGTGTAGATAATTTCAAGATTTATGGCAATGACCGTTACGCATTCCAATACATCTCAGAAAAGTATCCTGAAGATGAGATCAAGTTTGACATTACAAAGATCAATCTCATAACGATTGATATTGAGGTTCAGGCAGAGAATGGATTCCCTGACCCAGACTCATGTTCTGAAGAGATGTTGACCATCTCTGTTCAGGATTACACAACTAAAAAGATTACAACCTGGGGTAGAAAGGCATACACACCATCCCAGAGTAATGTAACTTATTATCATTACGAAAATGAGATTGACATGCTCAACTCATTTATCGCTTGGTGGAATAGAAATCCTCCAGAGATTGTAACTGGGTGGAATGTAAAACTGTATGATATTCCATATCTATGTGGAAGAATCGATCGCATAATGGGACTCAAGAAGTTAAAACTTCTCTCTCCTTGGGGTATTGTAAGTCAAGAATCTGTCTTTATTAAAGGTAGAGAGTTCAATACTTTTGATATTGCCGGAGTTACTACCCTAGATTACCTCGAACTTTATAAGAAATTTACTTATAAGGCTCAGGAATCATATCGACTTGACTACATTGCAGAGGTAGAACTTGGCCAGAAGAAACTGGACCACTCCGAGTTTGATACCTTCAAAGATTTCTATCGTGGTAACTGGAAGAAGTTTGTAGACTATAACATCGTTGACGTGGAACTTGTTGACCGTATGGAAGACAAGATGAAACTGATTGAGTTGGCATTGACTATGGCATATGATGCCAAGGTGAACTATGTTGATGTGATGTTCCAAGTTCGTATGTGGGATACCATCATCTATAACTATCTCAAGAAGAGGGATATTGTTGTACCTCCTAGAGATAGGAGTGAGAAGGAGAAGAGGTACGAAGGTGCATATGTAAAACAACCTATTCCTGGTGTCTATGACTGGGTGGTGTCGTTTGACCTTAACTCCCTGTACCCTCACCTGATGATGCAGTACAACATCTCACCAGAGACACTGATAGAAGAGAAACATCCATCTGTCACCTGTGACAAAATCCTGAATAAGGAACTGACCTTTGAGATGTATAAGGACTATGCAGTCTGTGCCAACGGTGCTATGTTCCGTAAGGACATCAAAGGGTTCATGCCTGAGTTGATGGAGAAGATGTATGCAGAACGTAAGATCTACAAGAAGAAAATGCTCCAAGCCCAACAGGAGTATGAGAAGAAACCAACTAAACAACTAGAGAAAGATATTGCCAAGTTCAATAACTTCCAGATGGCTCGTAAGATTGCATTGAACTCTTGCTATGGTGCAATTGGCAATCAATACTTCCGTTTCTTTAAACTTGCAAACGCAGAAGCTATCACGCTTTCAGGACAAACTTCTATTCGATGGATTGAGAATAAAGTAAACGGGTATCTAAATAACCTATTACAAACTCAAGACACGGATTATGTCATTGCATCTGACACTGACTCAATCTATATTAACTTTGGACCTATTGTTGATAAATTTCTTTCTAGTAAGTCTGATAATAAGGTTGAGGTTGTGTCCATACTTAACAAGATCTGCGAAGAGAAGTTGGAACCTTTTATTGAGGAGTCTTACCAGGAACTTGCGACGTATGTAAACGCATATGACCAGAAGATGCAGATGAAACGGGAGAACATTGCAGACCGTGGAATTTGGACAGCAAAGAAGAGATACATTCTCAATGTGTGGGACAGTGAAGGGGTTAGATATTCAGAACCTAAACTGAAGATTATGGGTATCGAGGCAGTCAAGTCATCTACACCTGCACCCTGTAGGAAGATGATTAAAGATGCTCTTAAGTTGATGATGAACGGTACTGAAGATGAGGTAATTAATTTTATCGAAGACTCTCGAAAGAAGTTTAATAACATGCGACCAGAACAAATTGCATTCCCTCGTTCAGTTTCTGATGTAAAGAAACATAAGAGTTACTCAACTATCTACGGTAAGGGTTCTCCCATTCATGTTCGTGGGGCACTTCTATATAATCATTATATTAAAGAGTGTGGGTTGACAAATAAGTATTCTTATATCAACAATGGTGAGAAGATTAAGTTTATCTACCTCAAGAAACCAAACATTATTAGAGAAAATGTAATCTCGTTTATTTCAGATTTCCCTAGTGAGATTGGTCTTGACAAATACGTTGACTATGACCTACAATTCAGCAAAGCATTCCTAGAGCCACTCAAGACTATTCTTGATGCTATTGGATGGCATGTTGAGAAAACTGTAAACCTTGATTCATTTTTTGCCTGATGGACTTCTTAAAAGATATTGTAAAAGAGATTGGTGATGAGTACACACAACTTGCCTCAGACATCGACGACTCAGAAACCTATGTGGACACGGGTTCTTACGTTCTTAATTCACTGGTCTCAGGTTCTATATTTGGCGGTGTTTCTGGGAATAAGATTACTGCCATTGCTGGTGAGTCTTCTACTGGGAAGACTTTCTTTAGTCTCGCTGTGGTTAAGAATTTTATGGATAGTAATCCTGACGGTTACTGTCTGTACTTTGACACTGAGGCAGCAGTTAACAAATCTCTTCTTACAAGTCGTGGGATCGACTTAACCAGACTGGTTGTTGTGAATGTTGTAACAATTGAACAGTTTAGACAGAAGGCACTACAGGCTGTTGATATATATTTGAAGACACCAGAAGACGAACGTAAACCTTGTATGTTCGTGTTAGACTCTTTGGGTATGTTATCAACTGAAAAAGAGATAACTGACGCATTGAATGACAAACAAGTTCGAGACATGACCAAATCTCAACTTGTCAAAGGTGCATTTAGGATGTTAACATTGAAACTTGGTCAAGCAAAAATTCCAATGATTGTTACCAATCATACCTACGATGTTATTGGCTCTTACGTTCCTACAAAAGAAATGGGTGGTGGCTCTGGTCTTAAGTACGCTGCTAGCACTATCATCTATCTCAGTAAGAAGAAAGAAAAGGATGGAACGGAAGTCGTTGGAAACCTTATCAAGGCAAAGACTGCTAAGTCGCGTTTAAGCAAGGAGAACAAAGATGTCACTATTCGTTTATTTTATGATCATAGGGGTCTTGATCGGTACTATGGTTTACTTGAGTTAGGAGAACTTGGTGGACTATGGAAGAATGTTGCAGGACGTTATGAGTTTGATGGTAAGAAAGTCTATGCCAAGGCAATCCTGAAAGACCCAGAAACATATTTCACCCCAGAGGTGATGGAACAATTAGATCAAATCGCACGGAAAGAGTTTAGTTATGGAGAAGGTTGAATTTCTTGTACTCAAGAATCTATTACATAATGAAGACTTCTTAAGAAAATGTATTCCCTTTATCAAACCAGATTATTTCCAAGATGCCAATCAACGGATTGTATTTGAGGAAATAACTGACTTTGTAAATCAGTATAATGATGTTCCAACTCAAGAGATTCTTTCTATTGAGATTGAGAAGAGAAGTGACATCAATGAGAATAACTTCAAGGAAGTTACTCAACTCATCAGTTGTCTAGAAAACGAACCAACAGACCATGAATGGTTGTTAAATACCACTGAAAAGTGGTGTAGAGAACGAGCCATCTATTTGGCTTTAATGGAATCGATTCAGATTGCCGATGGTCAGGACGATAAGAAAGCTCCTGATGCAATCCCTTCTATTCTTTCTGATGCACTTGCTGTAAGTTTTGATAATCATGTTGGTCATGATTATCTTCAAGACTACGAAGAGAGGTATGATTCTTACCACAGAAAAGAGAATAGAATACCATTCGACCTGGACTTCTTTAACAAGATTACAAAAGGTGGTCTTCCTAATAAGACACTCAACATCGCCCTTGCTGGGACTGGTGTCGGCAAGTCTTTGTTTATGTGTCATATGGCTTCTTCTGTTCTTCTTACTGGTAAGAACGTATTGTATATTACTATGGAGATGGCTGAGGAGAAAATTGCAGAAAGGATTGACGCCAATCTTTTGAATGTAAATATTCAAGACATAGGTGAACTTCCTAAACAGACTTTTGAGAAGAAGGTAACAAACCTAGC